GGTTGTCCAAATGGATTGTCAGGTAATTCAACCCAAGGTTGGTTAGCAATTACCAAAGTATTTTCATACTTAGAATCTGCTTTACGTGAACCTGAAATACGTTGGTTGATACCCATACCTATTTTGTCCGCCAATGTAGATGCGTTGTGTTGTTTTCCACCTTTACCTTCAAAGGTCATCTTACATGGAACAGAACCAACTGAATCCCATAAGAACAACAAACTATAGTCCAACTCACCTTTTTCTTGAGCATCTAACAAGCTGTTGATATAATCTGTAATCTGTTCAATATAGTCAAAATTGTTGTTGAAAATATAGAATCCGTCCCAATCGAGTTCTCCTGTTTCTTCATCAACAACTTCCTCACATTGAAAACCCATTAGTTTGGCATGTTCGAAACTCCACTTCTGTTCAGTAATAATGAATACAGGGAGGATACCTTTCTTCTGAGCATCAACTGCCGTTTTTACCAAAGCGGTAGTTTTACCGGTATCCGAATGACCCAAGAACATATTCAAATGTCCAACTGCAGGACCAGGAAGTCCAACTGCATCTAAGAAGTCAGGTCCCAAATCAAAAAATCTTTGGGGTTTATATTTTGCAGAGGTTGAAAATTTTTTCTTCAAACTCTCGAAGTCATTCTTTTTAATTGCCATAATATGAAGTAAAAATGAGCATAGGTTTTTGACCTATGCTCGTAAAGTTATTTAGAACGGTAAATCTGAATCAATATCAGAATCCATTTGTGGATCTACGTATGAGGATTTTTTAGAACCTCCACCGAAACTTTCTTCGGAAACTGACGAGTCACCATAAACGTAACCACCCTTTTCGTTGTCCCACTTAGGTGTTTCTCCTCTTGCGATTGCTTCAAGGTATTCTACAGGTTTTTTGGAATACACATCAGTCCAACTCAATTCATCATCAATCCAAGCTTTTGATTGAGCTTTGTCAGTATGAACTGGCGCTGGATCATCATACATGATAGTTGACACAGTTGTATACTCTTTACCCTTAGGTGTTTTAGCTTTCGATAGTTCAATAACCAAATCTCTACCATTAGTAGGGTCAGTAATATCTCCTTTATTTCTCCAAATAGGTATGATCTTGTCTAAGATACCGTCGTTCTTATAGTTGTGTTTGAATCTCCAAAACTTTGGACCATCTTCTTCATGGTCTCTATCAATTAACTTCACAATATAAAACTTACGTGATTTATATTGTTTTGCCAATTCTTTGTCAGATTCTTTACCAGTTGACATCAACTCTTCATAAACCTCATTCAAAGGTGAACGTTCGTTGTCATTTTTTCCTGGATCGTAGAATTTCTGCCACTGACCTCCAACTTGGATTTCATGATACCACGCTTCTTTGAATGGTGATGATCCATCTGATGTAGGGAGAATTCTAACTCTTCTCTGTCCTGATTTTTCTTTGTCTCCTAAGATCAAAGCAAAATACTTTTTCATTCTTTCGTCTTGCGACATTCTCGATTGGGCCCCGCCCCCTTGCTGATTTTTTTCGTACTGTGCCAATACGGCGTCTAATGAACTCATAAATTTTAATTTAGTTAGGTAATTTGTTTATATAATAATAGTTAATTGTGCGACTTTAGTCAAATAAAAAAGGTATCCGAAGATACCTTTAAAACATTGTGATAGATGATTATCTAAAAGATGTTTTGTATGGATCTTGTTCTATAGAACCAGGTTGGAATGAATTCTTAATGTCATTAACATTTATATCAGTAACTTCATCCGCTGTCAAAATATAATCATTTTTTCCTGTCTTTTCCATTTCTTCTTGCTTATCATCAAAAAACTGAGATAGTTTTTGATTAAAAGGATAAGAATCGTATGATCTGAGTTCCAACTTTTCTTGTGGAGTTTTTTCTCTGTATTTTTCAATTTTGTTTTCCAAAGAGTTTAACTTTGTCATAATCGTATCCATCTCACTTAGTTTCGATTGGAGATCACTTAGTTGACTGAATAGATTGTTAAAATATTCTTCTTGTTTAGTCTCTATGTTTTTTTGCGAATCGACTAGTTCAGTGATGTCAAGTTCTTCTGAACCTGATTCCGTTTCTTCAGATTCTCCCTTATCGTCAATTTTCTCGACCTCTGGATCTGACTCAACATCGATGGGTTGAGGGGTTTCATCTGCCGGAAGTGGTGCTCCTGCCGGTGCAGGCGCCCCCGCCTCAGGTGCTGGCGCAGGTGGAGTTAATGCCGCTAATCCAGGATCTGCGGGAACATCTCCAGCTTGTTCCATTATATATTGATTTATTTTTTGATACCTTTGTATCTCACTTATAATTTTTTTATCTAAACTCATTGCTTAACCATTTAATAATGTTTTTATTCCGTTAGCGGTTTCTACTCTAACCTTTCGGTTTGCAGTAGTTTGATGACCCGCTCTTTCGATAAGTCCATCCCTTTCTCTTACTGTGTAACAATCACCTGTATCCAAGTCACAAACTTGTTTAGTTCCATCTCCGTTGTCTTCTTGAGAATATCTAACTGATTTACCAAGATAATTGTCTAATGCTGATTTAATGTTCATAAGAATCTTTTTATATAAATATGTTGTTATGTTATAAAATAATCTTTTCTGACGTTGCGTTAAATCCTGCGTTCGGGAACTCTGGGACAGTATATCTTATTCCCATCTGAAAAGTCCCCAATGATGAAACTTTAATCAACTTAGTGAATTTTGTACTAGCATCACTTTGGATAGTAATTGGTACAGTATCTAATTCAGGAACTCTGTCAATTATCGCAGGTTGTATTACCGCATTATCCAAATTCAATTTACCATCTCGTTCTAAAATAGCACCTCTCACTGTGGTTCCAAGCGAATAAGTGTAATATCCACCATTCGGTTTTTCAATATTATAGTAACTAGGACCGTTAAAGTTTGGTAAAGGACCAGAATTCGTCTCCGATACCAAATTTAATTGTAATAAATTCGGAGGAGTGTTTTGAGGAATATCAAGTTCAAAAGTAAAAGGTAGGTCGACATTTTTAGGGTTCAATGATTTATCATCAGGAACTGCCATCAAAATTATATTTACAATAGTTTTGGTAGTTTCAAACCTAAAATCTTCTAAATTTAGAAGTTTAATCATTTGTTCTTTGTTTACCTCAAATTCTTGTTGGTCTTCCGAAACAAATTGTTCAAGTTTCTGATTATCTAATGTTTTAACTTCTTTTAATTCGAGTGTATTATTAGGTCCATCTACAACTTTGCGGATAGTGTAACTATATAAATTAGTTTTACTAATTTTCCAACCCGTAACTTCAGGATTAACTTTGACCACTAACTCAGAAGTACTTCCTGTCTCATCTTTAACTTTTTTACTTTCTATTAGAGTTATAGGCCCAGTATTTTGTGGATTTGGATTTGATCCAGCGATATTTTGTTGAGTTATTGAAGGCTGCTCAGTTACTTCATTCTGCGACCCTCCAGGAGAAAGACCAGATATATTTACCAATGCCGGATTGAAGGTAAAATTCAATGGGGTTTCTGAAACTCCTGAATCTGTAGTAATAACAATCTTACCTTGTACAAGATTTTGTCCTGACGGTATAATAATGTCAGGTAATGTGAATCTCAGAGTTTGTGGATTAAACACTCTAACTGTACTAAGATTTACTACTTGACCCGCAACAGTTATCGATTTAATCGATTCGAAGTTTGTTCCGTTGAGTTGAATAATTGTTCCTATGTATCCAGCACTTGGTGAGAATGATTTGATTGCTGGTGGTGGACATCCTACAACAGGACTTGGAGTTGGAGTGACATTCGGTGCCGTTGAGTTATTTGTGTCTTTTTTAATATCCTCCTTTAATTTCGTTGATCCATCAGCGTTGATTAGCCCAACACGAACTGCAGACGCTAAAGCTTCAAAGAATGTCTGTTCAGTCTGTGCAAATCTAGGTTTGTTTTGATCGTAGTAATCGAGGTCGATGCTTTTCTGTGGCCAAAGACAAACATAGTATTTCGCCAATCCCATACCAGGTTGTAAAATTTCAGAAACTCTTGCCCTTAATTTTCCCGCCATGAAT